AGGCATTGTAGATAGTCCGCTTGGTTTAGAGATAGAAACTTATGTTTTTCCATTAGTAAACGGAGAAGAATCAGATGATTATCCTCCATTTCCTAGATATACAACTTTAGAAGGTCCTTTAGGATACAGAACCATACCACAATTTGAATCTCAACTTCAAGAAGAAGCACAACAAAAAGGATTCACACCAGACAATGGAATAGTATATCCAAAAACGGATACAGTGGCTTACACTTATACTGTAGTAGGAGAGCCTTTAGAATATTTTTTTACAAGAGAAATAGGAGGAAATACATTAGTTCCTAAAGTAATTAACACTGAAGAACAAGCAGACATTTATTTTAATGCTATTGAGTCTAACGAAAATGACGAGAGTTTAACTGTAAACCTTAAAGTTGAAAATAACAATCCTAACTTACCTACATTTGAAAAATTGTTCACTATAAATCCAGACGATGCCGTGTATTATTTGTCAGACATAGAATCCGAGGTAGATAGTTTTGAAGAAAATTTAGTTTCAAATGGTGCAAATATTATTATAGATGAAAATACTGGTTTAACAAAACAATATCCTGCATCTGCCAAAAGTGTTATATTTAAAGTAGATAACAATGTAGGCTTACCATCATTTACAGCAAGCACAACATCTGATAGTGCAACTGTTGCCGAAGCTTACAACAGCTTACGATTTAGTCATAGTGTTGGTTTTGAAAAAAATGGAATACAATACCCAGCAGAAGGAAGTACTATAACTCAACAGACAATAGTAGATGAAAATGGTAACGAAGTACAGATTCCAGTAATAGGAGAGCCTACTAATGAAGAGTCAGATTCTCTAGATAACATACCAGTTGGTAGTTTAGACGTTCCTTCAGGATTTCAGTTTAGTGCAATAACTTCAAGTATAGTAGCAGATTTACAAAATTCATTAGATGCAATAGTAGACCTTAGTTTTAATCCTGCAGATATAGGTTTAACTAATATTCAATACTTAAACAAATATCTTTTACCAGAATTAATTATAGGAAAAAGAGAATTGGTTAGACAAATAACAACTATGTTATTTGGACCTAAAGAACTAATGAGCGAAGACCCAGAAATACAAGATAAACTATTAAATTCTGCAGCTTGTGGAGAAGCTATGTTTTCTGTAACAAACAATCCTAGTCAAACTGATAAAGATTTAGAATTTAATAGAATAGAGTTAAAAGAACAGTTAAAAAAAGGAAAAATTGAATTAATAATATCTTGTCAAAAAGTAGAAATATCTTTACCAGAAAACTTTATAGAGGAATTTGATTTAGAATCTGCAGAAGTATTAGGAGTATCAGAAGCAGACAGACCAAACCCAGCAACCTCTTTCACTTTGCTTTCAAATTTTATACAAAACGAAGTTCAAGCTCAGAGAAACGCTCAAGACGGAAATCAAGTTAAAAGAAGTTTCTTTCAAATATTAATAGAAAAAATACTACAATATGTTAGCGTTGCATTTTCTGTAAGTCCTGAAATAGAAACTGTATTTAATATTATTAATGTAGAGCTTTCTAAAACTGGTCAAGATGCCATAACTAATCCTTCTGAATTTTTGTCTAGTCCTTGTGATATAAATAATGCTTGTAAAAGTGGAGATGAAGAAGAGTTTAAAAAGAAGTCTGCATTTTCTCAAAGTTTAATAGACTCTCTTTATGCTTTAGTTTTATCAATGATATTAGAAAGGCTTTTAGCTGAATTAAAAATTAAAATTAAAAGAATAATACAACAAAAAGCTCAAGAAAAAATATTAAAATTAAGAAAGAGACTTTTAGAAAGATTTAAAGCTTTAGAATTTGTTGAAGGAGCGGCTAGTTCGGCTTCAAAAGCTGTTGCATTTCAAAATGCCTTTAATTCTAGTGGAATTCAAGATATATTTAATTTAGCAAATCAGAATAGAACTAATTAAAAAATATTAAGATATATTTATAAATATGGGATGTATTAAGCCAAATAAAAAATTACAAAAATCTGAAGCTCTTGCTAACTTTGTATTATTTCTTTTTGAATTTGATAGAGTTAGAATACCTAAATTAAGCTTGTTTGAAATACTTTTATCAGATGCTAGACCTGGACTAGACAGTGATTCTATATCTTCCAACATAATATCTAGATTTCAAAAGGCAGGAATACCAAGCGGACCTCTTCCTGGGGGTGGTACAAACGTTATGGAAGAGTATACTAAAATAATGACAGAAGAAATAGTTGACTCAATACAATCTGATATGAGAATAGATATAGCAGTTAATTCAGGTATGATTGTACAATCTAATGGAGGAAATGCAGGAGGGCCAGTAGCATCAGTAGGCTCTAATCCTTTGCCTCAAGGCGGAAACGCAGTTGCTACTTAATTAATTTATTATGGAAGAAACGGTCAAAAAATCAAAGACTCAGCTATTAAGAGAGTTACAAAATGTAGTTGATGAATTTAATGAAAAAAAGAAATATGTAGATTCTATTTTAGATGAAATAGATTTACTAGAAAAAAAATATTATCAATTAGTTAGTGAAATAAAAGACAATAAGTAATATGTTACCTGACGCTCTATCGAAATATATAACACATTCCGTACAACAACAAGTTGCAACTGCAAGTGATTCTCAAACTACAAAGAATAAAATAATATACTATGCAGAAGTTTTGGACAATTCTGACGCCTCAAAAATGGGAAGAATTACTGTAAAAATAATAGATAAAGACGAAAATGGAAATATAATAGACGGAGGAAAAGACAAAGACAATCCAGAAGCAACAAGTGGAAGAGGAATAGTTGCTTTCCCACTTATACCAGACTTTTTTAGTTCAGTACCAGAACCAGGAGAAATGGTATATATATTATTTGCAAATCCGTCAAAACCAGATAATGATAGATACTATATAGGGCCAATAAGAAGCGTTAAAAACCCAACAACAAAAAGCGAAACACCATCTTCTGCAATAAAATTATTTAACAAATTAAGTTTTTTAGAAAAAAATAAAGCTCAGGCTGGAAATTCTTCTATTGTAGACAATAATGAAAAGTATATATACATAAAAGGAAAAGAAGATTCTGATATTATATTTAAATCTAGAGAAGTCTTAATAAGAGCTGGTTCTATACAAGAAGGTTCTTCTACTTTTGAAAGAAATGAGGAAACTAAATGTTTTATTCAGTTAAGACAAGGTAGTACAGTTTTGCCAGGTTCACCTTTTGATTTAGCAGATAATGTACAAAATTTTTCTCAAACTAATATTGTTGCTTCTAATATAAATTTAATATCTTCAGATGTTCAAGCAGCTAAAAATAGAAGATTAGATGAAAATGGAAATTTAGAAAATAATTCTGTCTTTAAAAACATAGAGATTGACACAAATACCAGACTAGAAGTTTATGGAGAACAAGCAAAAAAATTACACCCTTTAGTCTTGGGAGACGAGTTAGAAAAGTTATTACAAATAATAATAAGATTTTGCCTAAACCATATACATCAGCCTCAAAACCCTGTATCTCCTGAATTTGATGAAGTAGATTATGTAGCTGATTTAAAAGCTTATCAAGAACCTAGTAAAATGGCTGAAATACTTTCGAATTCTGTTAGGACTAACTAGTTCTAACTAATATATCTGTATCAGGATATCTAATTTCAAACATAGACAAAGGAGTTGACAATATAGAGTTATCTATATAGTTTATTAAAGTTCTCCTAGCCCCAGAGTTATTTGTATTACCATTTAAAGCTGCATTATTATTTAAAAACTCAGTAGGACCATTCGCTTGAGAAATTAAAGTAGAAGAGTATCTTCCACCATCTACATTATAAGCTTTAATATCTACAACGTTTATTACACCAGGTATTTCTCTAATATTATCTGTTAATTGAGATATATAAATAGGTTGGTTCATCTCCCAATCATCAACATTAAAGTACTTTTTCATACTTTCTAAAGCTTCTAATCTAATTTCGTTTGCATTATAACTTTTATCTGTTAACAAATCTATTTCAAACATTAAGTTAATAACTTTTGCTCCATTAATTTCAACAAAGTCATTTATTGACCTATACCTAGAAAGATATTCAACAATGTTATTTTTAAGAACGCTGGTAGAATCTTCAGTCAATTTACCATTAGCATCTTTAGATATTATGTATAATTGGATTTTGTTATCATTCACTCTTCCACCAACTCTAAATGGAACTCCATATTTACCAGGCATTTGTTTAACTCTAGACATATAATCTTCTAATGTTATACATCTCTCTTGAGCTGCAAAATTACTTGATGCTCCATATCTTATTTCTTGAACGCTAGGAAGTCCTTTACCTCCTAAGGCTGGTATTATATTAGTGGCTCTAGTAGAAGATAAAACAGCATCATTTTTTTGTGCATCTACACCTAATATTAAAGCGTCTATATTTGATACAGAACCTAAAACTCTACTTCCTATATTTGTTGACTCTCCACCTCCAATTCTATATTTTACAAATAAAGTATGGTCAGCTGGTAGTTTAGAGCCTAAAGAAGTATTGTTAAACATTTTTTTATAATTTATTTCTCCTGCATTTGTAACAGTTAAATTTTGCAAATACTCAGCATAAGCATCAACATTAGGAGTTCCTGAGCCAAAAGTTAGTGTACAACTTCCATCTGGAGCGAAATCTTTAGTAAACCTTCTATTAACTTCAATCCAACTAGCAAAAGAATTTAAAGAGTTTTCATCAGTAAATATTTTATTATCTGCTAAATGTTCTACTTCATAATATTTAATATCAAAATCTTGATAATCAGTGTATGTAGGATTAAAAGTTGAATCAGTTGTAGGGTATGCAATTACATCTACAACTTCTATTACATTAGTTTCTGGTAAATTTACTTCTAAAAAAGCAGTATTAGAATCTTCTTCTGTTATAACTTTTCTAAGAATAGTTGTAGTACCAGCAACACAAAATTCTCTTTTAGTAATTTTATATTCTAATATATTTTGAGAAGCATCAAAAACTGGCTCAACAGTTCTGTTTGCAACACCAGTTTGTGAAAAGTCTGAAGAAAAATCTATTTCAAATTCTGTCTCAAAACTTTGACCTCCACCTTCAATACGCATACCAGGTCTATAAAGAGGTAAATACTGTTCGTCAGGACCTGTACTTATGGCAGGAACTCTAACAACTACATCTACTAGGGTGGAAGCACCTTTTCTTCCAGGAACTTTATATCCTAAAGTTTTTGCTAACCTATATGCAGAGCTTGGTTCACTTACTCCATCTAAGAAAAGTTCATTAAACCTTTTGTCTGTATAATAAGATAATAAATCAGAAACATATGCTAGTAAATCAACTAAAGCCATACCAGCACTACTTACATTAAAGTCTTGCCACTCTTCTGGGAAATATACTTTTAGTATTTTTTCTATATCTGCTGATATAGTATCAAAATCTCTATTCAAATAATTTTGTTTCTTTATTTCTGGCATATCTTTATTATTTTTTTAATTATTCTGATATATTATTATCTCTTGGAATATTTAGTGTTATTGAATCTTTTAGTTCGTAAAAACTTTGTATCTTAAAAAATATTTTTATTGATAAAAAATTTCTATCAGTTTCTGAAGTATCTTCAGAAAAGGTTATATTTTCTATTGTAACTTGAGGTATAAACTCTTCTACTTTTTCTTCTATTTCTAATTTAAGTTGCTTTTTAGAAAAATCATCTAATGGCTCCATTAAATAGTCATAAACAGGAGAGTATAAATTGTTTCTCATGACCCTATGACCTCTTTTTGTGGTTAGCAAAGAAATTAAGTCATCCTTTAAAGCTTCATTTGTGGTTTTGTTTACATCAAATACTCCACCTTGTACTGTGTCTTTAAAAGGAAATTTTATGTTTATGCCTCTTGCCATATTTTTATTTATTATATAAATAAATAGTAAAAGCAAAAAAAATAAAGACTTTTTTCGAGCACTATTTAGATATATATAATAAATATGTTTTTTTAAATAAAATAAAATGGGAAGATTTCGAATATATCCTAGCAAAAGCAATACAATAGCTAGTGGATTTTATGAAGCCTTTAATGCAGGCTATAACCCAGGGAGCATTCTTTGGTACGGAGGCAACTCTACTAGAGCTAGTATTTCAAGATATTTAGTACAATTTGATTTAGATGAATTGCAATCTAAAATAAACTCAAAAGAAATAAATCCAGACTTCGTTTCTTCTTACAGGCTTAGAATGACAAATGTAGTTCCAGATGACGAATTATTAGAATCTGATTTTGAATTTGCAAAAAGAGCAAAAAAAATAGCAACTTCTTTTGATTTGATAGCTTTTCCTATAAATAAATATTGGGACCAAGGAAGAGGTTATGATTTGTTAGGTAGTGAATTTATAAAAACTTCAAGAGGAGATACAAATTTAACTGGATATTCTAATTGGAACTATGCAACAAGTACAACTTTATGGGATGAACCAGGAGTTTTTACAAATCCAACAGGCTCAGTAACTCACTATTCTACTCAACATTTCGATAAAGGAGATGAAGATTTAGATATGGATGTTACAGACATAGTTAAAGATTGGTTGAGTGGAGGTTCTCAAAATAATGGATTTGCTGTAGCTTATGCTAGAGAGTATGAATTAGACAGTGGAGATACTAGATATTTGTCTAGATTTTACACAGAAAAAACAAATAGTACTTTTAAGCCTTTTATAGAAGTAGTCTATGACAATCAAATAATTAGAGATGATAGAGTTAGGGTGGCTAACGATAGAACTTCAAGATTATTTTTAAGTGTTTATAGTGGAAATACATCTGCAAATTATTTTTCTGCAGGTACTGTTTCTATAAAAACAATGTCTAATGTTGATGTGTATACTGGTTTAACTCCAACATTATTAACAAAAGGTTTTTACTATGTAGATGTTTTAATGAGTGCAGCTACCAAGTCTCAAAGATACAAAGATGTGTGGAGTGACGTAACATTTAATCCGGGAGTAGATAAACAAAATTTTGAACAAACATTTCAAATTTTAGGCAGTTATTACACTAACTATCCAAAGAAAACAAATGATTATGTTGTAAGTTTATATGGAATACCTAATAATGCTATAATAAAGAAAGGGGAAGTGATGAGATTGTATGCAGACACTAGAGTTAATTATAGCACAAGAACTCCTAATGAATATTATGGACTAGAATACAGATTAGTAGAAAATCAAATAACTGAAGTTATACCGTGGTCAGAATTTAATACAATAGTGTCAGAAAATTGCTCTCAATTTTTTATTGATGTGGACACTTCTTGGTTAATGGATAATCAAAATTATCAAATAGAACTTAGAGTTAATGAATTAGGCACAAAAAAGGTTTTAAATGAAAGTGTTTATTTTGCTATTTCAATAGATTAAAGTTGACTTTTTATAAATTTTGTTTATAAATTAATTATAGAGTTTTTTAAGTTTTATGTCAGAAAGTATAAAGAAAATAACGGTTAATAGAGACATTCTTGTAGGAACATATTTTACAAATGTAGATATTGACCCTAGACTTTTAAGAAGACTTTTTAAATCAAGAGGATATACCAATACACCTATAACAGGACCTTGGAAACAAATTTTTGAAGAAGGTCAAGAAGCTTATGCAGTAATAGGAAATGACAATCAAGTAGTTGAACTTTTAGATAAAATAGACACTTCTTATTTTAGAAGAAAACCTTTAACTACAGAATATGAATTTTTAGACAAACAAGAAGTTAAGAGTGTTATAAAAGGAAAAAAATATTCTGTAAAATACAATGATGTAATAGCAGATGTAAATCAAATAAATGCAAAATCCGCATTCAATAACGAAGCTCAAATAATTTCTGGAGATAGTGGCTATACAGGAGTTTTCTTTCAAAGAGAAAAGCAAGAAGATTATAATGTAGACATATCTTTAATAAGAAGTTATGATACATTAGATACGTTAAGTGTAAAAAACAATCCATTAGCATCATTTCCAGAGCAAAACTCAGATACAGGAGTTGTTATGGGAACTTTATATGCTAGACAAAAAATATCAGATGAAAGCGGAGAAAGAGTTAAGATACCCTTACAAAATGTTCCTGTTATAATATTTAATCCGTCTGACCAATTTCCAACTGTAGCCTCTTTAGATGAAGAAGGAGATAGAATTACTCTTAATTTTATAGAAAATTCTAACATTCAAGATTATGCAGATGAATTTTCTTTTGTTACAGATTTTGGCTCTGAAAATGCAAGGAAAAAATTAGGTAGAAAACTAAAGCAAGGATTAGAAAATGTAAATCCTATACTAAAAAATAAAAACTCAATAAATGTACCAGAACAATATTTGTACTCTACTGTTACAGATGAAAATGGAGAATTTATAATAGAAAATGTTCCTGTTGGAAATCAAATATTAATGTTTGAAGTTGATTTGTTAAAACAAGGTATGACAAAAGATGAGGTTCAATTTAACTTTTTTCCTTACCCAACATCTTCAGGCCCAAATGTTGATGCTGTTCCTCATTTTTATTTTAGACAAATACCAGTTGGGGTAAGACCTTCTTGGGGAACTTTTAGTACTGGCTATACACAAATTGATATAACTGCAAGTATAGATATGAGAAAGTGGAGTACATATTATGTCTCTCCAATAGCAAATGATGGTAAAAACTTATCAGAATTACTAGCATCAGGAAATTTTGACTCCTTAAATGTTCTTGTAAAAGACATGACAAAAGAAGGTTATCCACTAGTAAATGAAATGGTAGAGGTTTTAGATATATATAGTAGAGATGAAGCACAAAAGACTGGGTGGTTTAATCAAGTTCAAACAACAAAATATCAAGCTCAATTTAGAGGGGATGGATGGAAAGCTTTTAGGCTTCCCGCAAACTTATATGACCCTGAAGGTTACGCCTCTAAAGATTCTGCAAGAAATGGACTGTCAAGCAGAAAGGGAGTTTGGCTTTCTGCTTATGAGATGAAAATGCTTTTTGGAGGAGATGTTGAAACTCCTCTTTATAGAGCTACAGGATTCTTAAGAAAAGAAATTACACAACAGACTGCCCTTCAACAAAAGGCTAGTCACTTTGACATAAATAGAGGACCAGGTTCAGGAAAGGAAGATGCAACAGGTCAACCACCAGAAAGTTCCTTAAATCAATTTCCATACGAAAGACCTTGGACAATAAACTATCCAAACAAATATAGCATACCATCACAACCAAAAAATTCTGAAGGAAAAAATTATAATATAAAACTTCAGCCTAGATTCCAAGATGGAGATATGCCAGGCTTATTTATATATGAAGGCGAAGACGACAATGTAGGTCATGGATACGCTACAATGATAGGTTTGGATTCAAACGAATTTTTGTTTAATAGATTTGGAACTGTAGTAACTAGATATAGAATTTATAAATATGAAAACAATTCAAGGTGGGATGATGAATGGTCTAACGGTTTTAGACCTTATTATCACCAAGGCAATTTTGGAACTGAAGCAAATTATGAAGTAAAAAATGGAGAGCAATATCAAAGGGTTGAGGCTGGGTTTTCTTATTGGCTAAAACCTGAAGGTTGGGGAAGAGTTCAATCTGAAGGATGGGGAGATTTTATGATGAGTTCAGATATAAATGATAAATATTCACTTCCTACTGAAGATTTTAGACCAAAAAGTTACTTACAGTCTGTAAGTTCTGTTTTTAGAGATGGAGAAAAATTATATTTAAATTTAGACGCAAGTCTACCAAATTGGTTACGAGCAGGAGCTTTAGATATTTATAGAGTAATAGATGATGAGCCAGAAGATTTAATAAATCCAAGACCTCCTGAAATTGCCAAATTTATAAAAATAAACTGTGGTGATGTCTTAAAGGCAAACGATAAAGAAAATAACGATAGAACTGAATTGAGAATAGGTACTAAAAATAGACAAGTTAGTATTGCAACTGATATGACTATTGAAATAAAAAACCTTGGAAGTGTAGAGAGGTCAGTAGATGTTGGTGGTGTTAAAAAGTCAATAGAACCTAATGGGGTGGCTGAATTTAATGTAACGACTGGCGCTCAGATTACATTAAGAACAAACACAGATTATGACGCTCTTGAAAATACATATGAAAAAGTGTCTTATCAAGTTAGATGTTTTACTTCAATAAAACGAGCAGGAGTAAGAAGTTCAAATTATCTTAACATTTATGAAGATGGTCAGCCCAATTCTACAGTACAAACTTTTTATTTTGTTACTCAAGTTAGCGGAGGTCAAGGAAATGTAAAATTGGATAGTGATAATAATTTTAAAAAATGTGGCGGTAACAATGGGTTTACTAGAAATGGTACATACTTTTTTAATGGAATTTTGGTAGAAGCTTCTGGAAAGTCTAATGCAACTATTGACCTTGACACTGTTTCTATAGAAACACAGTGTAGTACAGGTGGTTTTGGAATTAGAAGAACAAGTTAAAAGAGTCAATAAATGAAAGAAAAAATAAAAATAGTATTAGGCAAAAAAGATGTTTTCCCTTACGAAAACAATGATACTTTTGTTAATTTAGAACTTTCCAGAGATTCTGATGAATTAGTAAATGAAATAATAAATAATAATTTTAATTTAAATGACCAATTTATAAAAGAAAGAGAAAGGTCTTTAAAGTTTTGTGTTTATGGGATTTGTGAAGCTAATTTTGCAAATACTGAAAATACAAACATACAAATATCAACAAATCATTTAGATTCAATTTATGCTCCTAAATTTAGCACAAACATAGAGCCTAAAGCTTTTCATAATATAAAAACTGTACCACTATCATACAATGGCAGACTAAGTAAAAACATATTTTTAAACAAAAAAAGTTCTTATTATTTTATTTTTGAATTAAGTCCTATTAGAATTAATAATTTAGGAGAAACTAAAGAATTAATTTTAAAAATAAGAAATGATAGAGATAAGGTTTATGCTAATATAAAAATTCCTTTTTTATATTATAATTCAGAAGGAGTTAAAATACCTTTTGGTACAGAAACTGTAGAAATTGATTTAAATGGTAATCAAACTATTGTAGATAATGATTATAAATTTCTTTATGATACTCATTGGATTAGAGCAGATTTAAATTTGCTTAGACCTCCTAAAGTTTCTTTTTTAAATTCTTTAGAAAATGAATTTATAAATAATGCAACTTCTTTATTACAAAACCCTCAAATACAAAACACTTCTAAAGAAGTTATAGATGAGCTTCAAAATTCTATAAATAATTCATTTCAGTCTACAGATATAAACAACGCTACTATAGAAGAAAGTTTTGGAAAAGTAGATGAAAATTTTTCAGAGCCATTTGAATTTTTTGTAAAACTAGATTATCCTAGTGTATATGGAATAGAAGAAGTCGATGTTATTGTAAAGGAAGATGGAACAGTAAGAAACCCTAATAAAGATTTTATTTTTACAACTAAAACTTTAAAATGGGATATAGGAGAGCAATATAAAAAAGTATCAGTAGAAATTGTTGATGATTTATTTGTAGAAGATACAGAAAATGTAACGTTTGGGTTTAATAATTTTAAATATGTAGATGAGAGCGATACGAATAATGAATTCTTTTTAACAATAGAAGACAAAGACAAGCCTATACCTGTTAGGTTTGCAATACCTTCACAAGAAGTTCTTGAAGGCGACAAAACTCTTTCTATAGATGTTTTTCTGGATAGACCAATGAATGTTCCAAATCAAACAGTAACAGTATATGCTGATTTGGCTGAATCTACAGCTATAATCGGAGAAAATTTTTTAGGAACTGACTCTACAACTGTAAACACCACAGTTGAACAAGTTAACTATACAATAAATATAGATGTAAATACAAGAGTTCCGTTTCCTTCACTTTTTGGAGGTTCAAATAAGGCAGGTAAAATTGTAAGAAAAGATGGTGGAAGTTTTTTAGATGATGGATTTTCTGTAGGTTCTGTAATAACATATAATTCACAAAAAAACGGAATTCCTATAGATACAAATTTAGAGATAAAAATAATAGAAGTAACTACAGATACTTTACTTTTAGAAAATGATTCACTTTTTTATAGTAGATTTCCTAATAGAAATGAAAATATAGAAGCAAGCTTTTCTTTTGAATTTGAAAGAGAGATTTTTGGAAAGTTTGAAAAAGTAATTAGCCTTAGAGAAGGAGTTTCTAGTTTTAAGTTTGATATTGATATATTAAATGATTTTAGTTATTCTAACGATTTAAATATAAAATTAAAACTTAAAGACCCAACTCAAAACGCTATTATATCACCAGACGTTGAAAATGAGCATATCATAACCATAAAAGATTCAATGATACCAAATTTTACTAGATTTGTGATTCCTGGAAATAAAGAGAAGGGTTTTGGAATGTTTAGAATGAACGATTATTTACTAACAGAGAGGCAACAGTTAAATTTACTTTGTATAGACGCACCTCCAATAGTTCCGCCCAGTACTCTTACTCCTGGTGCTCTTACTTCAGATTTTAAATATACAATAACTGTTACAAATTTAGGTGAACCTATATTTATTGAGGATGAATCTTTTAATATAGACCAAAAAGCTGAATCGATAGAATTATCTTTTCCAAAAGGAACAAAATACGTTGGAACTAATGAGATTGTAACTTCATTTAATGTTGAAACTTATTCTACAAGTTCAACCAGCCAGCCAGAAATAAGTGCTGGATTTAAAACTGTAAAAATAGATTTGCCTTCTAATTTTGGTCTAAAAAAACAATTGAATCAATTTTTAAAAACTAAATATAAAATTCAAATAGAAGCAGAGCCTATTCAGTCTACCAGCAGTTTTGCTAGTACTGTCGCTTTTGGGCAACAAACCACAGAGACAGCATTTATAAATTCTAGAAAATTTAGCAAAGTAACTATTGATTTAGACCCTAATGGAAACGAAGCTACACCTTTAGCTAAAAATTCTACATATTTCTTAACTAGTAGATTAGAATCTATTAATACTAGAATATTTAGAATTCCTACAGGCGTAGAGCAGACAGAAGTAGTTGATGAGAATGGAAATGTTATTACATTTAATCTTCCAACTAGCATACTTCGACCTAGAGATGAAATTGTAATACCAGCACTACCACCTGTTACATCATCAAACATTCTAAAGAGAATAGAAATGAATGGAACTGTATTTTTGTCTGATGTATTTGAAAATCCTAATGTTAATCCTACAGGTTTTTTTGCAGGAGGAATTTTTGGAGAAACATACACTAAAGTTTTAGAAAGAAAATTTAGTAAATCACAAATAGAATACATAACATGTAGTGCCACTACTTATAATGATACTCTTATACCTTGTGAAGCTTTTCCAAGTCCTTATACATCATCTCAAGAACAGTTTGATGCGTTACAATCTACATAAACAAATAAATAAATCATTAATATTTATTAATATATGGAAGATGTTCAAAGACATAAAATAAGAATAAATAAATTTGAAGGTGGTATTATAAGAACTGATGGAGTTATAGCGGATACTTACGATAAAGACTTCTATATAACTATATCTATATTTAAAGATATAACCATAAACGAATATGTAGATATTGAAATAGACCCTTTAAAAACAGAAGTTCAAAGACAATTTGTAAATCCTTATTTTATAGAGTTAGGATTTTTTAGAGATATAAAATCTGTAACACCAAAACAAAACTCAATCGACTCTTCAGTTGAGGTTAAAGCTCAAAAATATGGAATAAAAATAAATAAATGATTAGGAGGTATAAAATATTAAAAAACTTTGGAACTTTAGATGCACCTAGACCTGAGCCAACTTCTAAATTAATAAACCAATCTGGTTATTTAGTTTATGATAATGCATCAATAACTCCTAATCAATTAGTTGACGAAAACAATGTAATACAATATTTAGAAAACCCAGACAATGCTAAGGTTACAAATGCATTTGTAGAATATTTAAGAAACGCACTAACACCAGAAGAGTTTGAATTTATATATACTAAACCTTATAAAGTATATCCTCTATTAAATAATTATTACGAACAAAAGGTAAAACTTAACGAAAAGCCATCTGAATTTCTTTTGTATTATAGTTTGCTTTCTACAAAAAATGTAGAATTTAAGGATAACAATTTTGATTACGAAACTAAAGAAAGAATAAACAAATCTTTAAATAAACTTATACAAGTAAATAGTGGTTCTACAGAATTAGAAATACAATATGAAACACAAGGAAGTCGAGTAGACGGAAGCACTTATGACGTATTCCAATCTGCAGGACAAAATTTTGAATTAACTTCTGGAGATACGCAAGATGATTATTATCTATATATACAAATAGACCAAAAAATAGGTCAAGTTTTATCAACAGATTATTCTAAATATTATGCAGACTGCATAGAAGATGGAGTTGTTTTAAAAAATTGTTTTGTAGATTTAAATAAAAAAACTGACCCTTTTGAAGTTTGGACTGATAACTTTTTTAATAGCACAAATAAACAAAGAGGTGGATTATCACCAGCCAAAGGTTCAAAAAACTCTAAGTCTAGCAGTAGAAGGCGATAAACAAATAACTCCTGAAGCTATTCAAAAATCTTATAAAACAAAAAACGAATAAATCTTTCAAAATATTTTTAATTCATTATATTTATATTAAATAAAAGATTGTTATGAGTGTAGGTATATACGGTACTAAAAAACTTGCAGATGTTACTGCTGAAGATGTAGATATATTATATGCATATAGCCCAGATAGAGAGTCTACAGGTGAACTATCTTTTAAGCCATTATATGATACTATTAGTGAAAATGATTTGCTAAAAATGTTAGGCGCTGATGGAATGTATAAATTAAGACTACCATCAAATGTATTTACAGAATTAGGATTTTACTCAGTAGTAATAAAGCCAAAAACTTTTAGATTACAAATAACAGATTGTTCAGTTGTTGTTACAGAAGATGAAGTTGGAGTTCAAATTTCTAAAAAAGGAATTATAATACCTTCATCTCAATTTAAAAAAACAAATACTTTAGTTGGTTGGTCTATTGAATATATAGACAAGAATACTGGATTAAAAATAAAAAATTCTAATAAAATTATAACTAGTAGTGATTTAGTTTCTCCTGCAACAAATAACAATACTGTAAATAGAGGGGCAATTAGTTATGTGCTAGACCCAGCAGGAGCTAGTTTGTTTCTAACTGTAAGTCCAGACGAAGGAAGCTTGGTTTCTGGAAAGGGTGGAGGAAATATAGGTTCAGCTGGTCAAGAAATATTCTTAACCAATACTTATTTCGACCCAGTTCATATAGAAGTTGAAATGGTAGAGCATGATGTTAAAACTCTATCTTATGCACTTTATGGAAATACAACAAGAGATAATTCAACTGGTATATTAACTTATTTTGATGAGAATGGAAATATCTACAGACAATATAACTTATATACTAGAAAGAAAGATTTCAATGATGGAAGTGTAGATATTAGACAAATTAGAGAAACTATTAATGTAAATCAAGATTTCAGAACAATATCACAAGGTCTTGATTCATAATTATAAACCTGTTCCGTAACAAATAATAGCAGTAGAACCAGACTTAATAAGAGTTACAGATGTATGTATATCACTACAAACATTTAATTGGCCGTTTGTTACACCGTTTAAGGTGTAATTAGACCCAAAAGGAACAGTTGCTCCAATTCTTACGCTTCCACCTGTGCCATCTTTTATTTTTATCATTTCGAATGTAGTACCTTCTGGCACTTTACTGCCAATCAGACTAGTTAAATTAAAGTTGTATTGCCCAACAGCGCCTCCTCCTGTTAAATCATCTTTAATAAAAATTACCTCATCTCCTAAAGTATATCCTTTTGTTGGGCTTGTGCTATAATCGCTATTAGTTATAGTAACTTGCCTAACGCTTTTAATTCTACCATTAGTTTTTGTTATGCCATTTACTGTTAAATCTTCTTGTATTATAGTGTCTCCACTTACTATTAAATCTTCTTCTATTGTAGTATCTCCAGATATTACAACGTCACCACTAACAGTACCTCCAGTAAGAGCTAAAAAAGAACCTTTAACATTACTTATATTTCTTGCTAAAGTTCTTTTATTAACAGCATCTTTATCATATAAAGGGTCTGCTAAATTTTCTCCTCTATTATTTCCAAAATCTACTCTAGCCATAATTATTTAAATAATATTTGAACTATACCATAATTTCCATCATAGTCTTTTATTGATTTTAGTACATGGTAATCAGTACCATTTATAGCCATACCATTAGTGTCAAAACTAACTTTATCAGTATTTATTTGTTCAGAAGTTCTAACATGTAACTTTCCTAATAAACCAATTGGAGACCATTCTTTTCTTTCTTCTCTATCTTTATATTCTTGATTTATGTCAAAGTCTGGATTTATTCTAGGCACTTTTTTGTCTTTAACAAATTCTTTATCATCTAAATCTCCATTATATAAAACTCCTGAAACATTATTTCCTGAAGGATATTCTATATAAGCTGTTTCATTATCGCTTATATAAACTTCTGTTTGACCACTGTTTACCTTGTAAACCTTATAAGTATCTATTATATTTCTTCCAAACTCATCAGATAAGAATGTATTTTTCCATTTAAAAACTTGAGTATCAGCTATCACACCAGGGTGTGAAGAAACTATTCCTATTATATTAGAATTTCCAATTTCTATTTTATCATTAACTATAGATGCTGCATATCCATATCTTTTTTCGTTGTTTGGATTTCCATCATTCCATTCAAAATACTCAGCGTAATCTGCAGTACCTACACTTAAGCCGCCAAGCCAATACCCTGTAAAGCCTGTAGTATTGCAATCTAAAACTATTGTTCTTGCGCCAGAATCACCAGCTTGAAAAGATTCAATATAATTGATATCCTCTGCAACAAAGTTTTCACCAGCGAGATATAAAAAATCTCTATTAGTACTATCATTAGCAATTACTACATTTCCACCTAAAGTGACCGCATTAGACAACCCATTCCCTCCAGTAGGGCAAGCCAAGATGTTACTATCACCTCCTAAAATAATATTATTATCAAATCCAAACCCTCCAGATAAATCGTGGGACCTATTTATATAATGGCTTTCTCCTCCAATTATAACAGTATTAGATTGTTCAGGGCCAGTAATAAGATTTAATAACCCTCCAACTATAGCAGAATTGTTTAAATCAGGCTCGTTAGGAAGCCACCCAGAACCATTATATTTAGTAATCCTCTGTTGATTTCCTCCAATTATAACACAATTGTTTGTATAATTATCATTACTATCTGTTGGTACTGTGGTAAAATTCGAACCAGAACCAATATTGTTAGTTCTACCACCTATAATTGAACCTCTATCTGAATATCCAACATAAGAGTCTATAGCGCTTAATATAGAACATGTATCAGAACGAAATATATCATTTCGGTTAGACCCAATATAACTAATAGAACCACCAACAATAGAAGACCTAGTAGCATTTGTTATATAGCCAGCTGTTCCTGCCATTACTAAATTACCTTCGTTTAGAGGTGCAACCTTACCTACTGTACTTAGGGTATTTTCTATTTCAGACCTTCTTGAACCAATTATAAAAGAACTAGTAGCACCACTAATCCAAGAATCATCAGAAGCAATAATAGCAGAATCGGTACTTACTGTATAATCAGTAATACCCGTTTCATCTCCATCTTCAATAAGACAATCTAATGAAGCAATTATAGATTGACCAGCACCCAGATTATTATCATTTGAAGCAATACTAGAATTTGAAGAAGCTAAAATAGTAACTTTATTAGCATAAGAGCTACCATCACTAGGATATACATTGCAGTTTTCTGAGTATATAAAACTATTATCAGACCTATTTATAGTATTTCCTGAACCTCCAACAAAAGAATGGTCTGATTCCAATAAATTATTATTTGAACCCTCTACGTGTGTCGCGGTTGCACCAGCTATATCATTATCTGAACCAATAACTCTTGAATAGCTTGAAACTAATCCAATAGAATTTCTTGCTCCTTGAACCATGGTAAAAGAAGAAGATGTAGAATTTTCATCAGATGGAGAAGTTAAAGATAAAACATCATAAAAAACAGTGCCACCAGTCCAAAAGCTATTAAGCTCAGTAATTGCATCGTTAACTTTAATTCTTCCTTCATTAAAAGTGTCACCAGTAAGTAATATTTCAAAAGCCATTTTTAATTTTTTTTATAATC